CTAAGCGCGATGTCTTTGCCTCTAAGCAAGCTGTCGGTCACATTCACAGGGCATGGGACTCAATCGGTCGTGGAGTTAACTGGTCTCTCCCGGACTGCATGGCGTTTCACCGCGTCGTTGCCTCTCCTCGAGAGAAGACCAAGATCCGACCCGTGTGGGGTTTTCCCACCGAGGTTATCGTTGAAGAAGCTCGATACTTCTACCCCCTGATCGAGCATCTTAAGCCTCACTGCAATGAGCGCGATACCTTCTACGGTCTTGGACTTGAGACTGCCCTTTCCGGGCATGCTCATCTGGCCCGCAGTTTTGACAATCCCGTCGTCAAGTGCTGCCTCAACGCCGATCTTTCCCAGTTTGATGCTCACGTACCCGCCTGGATCATCCGCGACGTCTTCGCGCATGTTTCGAGCTGGTTTGATTTTTCAAAAGTGAAAGACAGTGAAGGAAAAGTATGGAACGTAAATCCTGCTCAGACCTGCCGTCGTTGGAAAGCGATGGTGTCCTACTTCATCAACACTAAGATCCGCACTCCGTCTGGCTTCCGCTTTCAGAAGTTTCAGGGTGTACCTTCCGGCTCTTTGTGGACCAACTTTATGGATACCGCTGTCAACGCAATTCAGATGCGTGTCTGTCTACGTCGCGTCACTGGTGATTATCCTGTCAAGGACTATTACTATGGCGATGACTCTTCGGTTTTCCTCCGGGACCCGATTGACTTGGACGCATTGGCAACTGAGCTCGAAATCGTGTTTGGTGGCATCTTGTCCGTCGACAAGACCATCTTAACCGACAACGTCGAGAACATTCATTGGCTTGGGTACTACTATCGGCCCACTGGGCCTCGCCGCCCCCTTGAATTCATCTTTGCCTCGACTCTCTATCCCGATAGAGAAGTTGTCGATCCCTTGGACTGCTGCGCCCGTCTCCTCGGCCAGCTGTACTCGACCATGGATCCTGTTGTTTCCGTCGTATTTTATGACGCCGTCGTTTACATCATGAGAAAGTTCCACCTTTCTCACCTTGATGTCGAGAGATTCATCCGTGAACTCCCGTCGAAGGCTATGAAATACTTAACCACGCTTGGAATGGATATTTCGGAGGTTGTGGTCCCTCCAATTGGTCACGACCCCTTCGGTGGTCGTTTCTGCATGGCTGTTCTGCCTAAACCATCCTCGCGTAACTACTTCCGGTTCCGTGATCCTCATCTGCCAAGATACGCGTTCGCGCCCGAAGCGTACTCGAATGTCTACTTACGCACACTTACTTTTAGTTCATTTGACAAGTACATCGAGACCTTCTCTTCGTGGCACGACTTCGCTGCCGATG